GTAACGTAAGCACCATCAGAGGATCCTTCATTACCAAGACCAACCATGGTCACACCAAATGAAAAGTCCTTGCTTAAATCGAAGACTGCTTCAGAACCACCAGCCAGTGCATCGAATTGGACATGGTCATTAGCACCATCAATCAAGATGTACTTGTTAGCTTGGTTGCCAGCTGCTTGGAGCTCAGCCACACCAATAAAGTTCTGCAAGTCGAATGACCAAAGCATGATACCTAGACCACCGATGATCACGAGGTTGGAGATACCAGGTACAGGTACATAGTCTCCTGTAGTCACAGCTTGCACTGCTTCTGCTTCATTCTTAAAGAAACGAGAGAAGCGATTGTATTCAGTTTGATAGCCACGTAGTGCAAGAGAATCTACACCAAGTACGCTAAGAATATTTGTTGCCATAGTTAATTAATTGTTTACACGGACTTCTTCAGCGTACAAGGCTCCAGTAGAGAGACCCCAGCGAAGAAAGTATTCAGGTTGTAGTGCAAGCTCTTGCTTGATTTGATTAATCTCCGCTTGCAGTTGGGGTGAAACTACGGAGGGTGCTAACGGACTACCCGGTGGCACCACTGCGATTACTTCTTGTATGTAAGACATTGGTTATTGAATAACGAGAGTAGCTAGCGCTCCCTTGGGACTATCGCTAGATGAGGGATCAATAAAAGTACATTGTACTTGTATGGTGGCACCAGGTTGTCCTGTTGCTTCTACTTGTACACTTTGTCCCATGTTAGTAGGGCTAGTGATTTGACCAGGACCACTACGGATCTCCCAAATGTACATAACATTTGTTGAAGTACCGTCATGTTGACCATCTAAAATTGTAGTACTAGCAGGCGCAACGTTAGCAGCTGCTGGTATTATCTCTACTGTACCTAATGTAGTAGCTACTCCAACTTGAGTAGCTGGAGAGTTACTAATCTTTGTATTACCTAAAGTATCAGTAGCTCTAGATTGGAACCTAAGCAGGTCTCCTACATTAGCTTGAGATACATTGTATGTAGGGAGACCAGCTCCCCACCCACCTACAGCATTCCATCCAGCACCAGTGTCCTTTTGGAATCGGTATTGTTCAGTTAATGAACCAAACCCACCTTGGAAGACAGCAGCCACACAGTTAATGGTTTCAAAGTCGTAGACTTCTGGTGGGTTGAGGAACGCACCATTGCTTATCTTAGTAGCTTGTTGTATTTCAATGGGGTCAGGTGTCATAGGTCCGACAGCATTACCAAAGCTACCCGCTACATATAAGTCTGCATCTGTAGCTTGGGTATGAAACCTTAGATACTTATCATCATCTGCAGCTACTGTAGTGTAGGTAGTTGGTCCATCAACTGTCCATTCAGTAACGTTATCCCAATCAGTGAGACCATCATTACTACGTTCCCATCTTGTTTGAATAACAATGGGAGGTTTACCACCAGTATAAGTAGCAGGTGTACCAGTCAAGGTAGAACCTAGTTCAGTACTTCCACTTGTTTCAGTAGGGTCAGTAACAGTTAATGTATCAGATGGTGGGGTAGGAGGTAAAGGTGTAAAGGGATGACCTTTACTATCCTCCCACTCCATAATCATCATTTCTTGTAGGTTACCACCCGGAGCACCGACGCGGAATTCTACTATTCGTACTCGTGGTAAATAACTCATTTGATTAGGCGATAGCGGGAGCTGTATGGGTGGCTAGATCGAGTGGGAAGTTATGTGCGTTCCTCTCATGCATCACCTCAAGACCCAGGTCAGCCCTGTTGAGTAGGTCAGCCCAAGTATTAATGACGCGAGATTCAGAATCAATAATTGATTGATTGAAATTAAAACCATTTAGATTGAACGCCATTGTAGAGACGCCCAAGCTAGTAAACCAGATACCAACAACAGGCCAAGCAGCGAGGAAGAAGTGAAGGGAACGAGAGTTGTTAAAGCTAGCGTACTGGAAAATAAGGCGACCAAAATAGCCGTGCGCTGCAACGATGTTATAGGTCTCCTCTTCTTGACCAAATTTATAACCTTTGTTATGAGATTCATTTTCTGTTGTTTCACGTACGAGGGAACTCGTGACCAAGCTACCATGCATGGCACTGAAGAGGGCACCTCCGAAAACGCCTGCGACTCCCAACATGTGGAAGGGATGCATAAGGATGTTGTGTTCTGCTTGGAAGACCAGCATGAAATTAAAGGTACCCGAGATGCCAAGCGGCATTCCATCAGAGAATGAACCTTGACCAAACGGGTAGACGAGGAAGACTGCTGTCGCAGCAGCAACGGGTGCGGAGTATGCCACATAAATCCAAGGTCTCATTCCGAGTCGATAACTAAGTTCCCATTCGCGTCCCATGTAAGCAAAGACACCGATGAGAAAGTGGAAGACGACCATTTGATAGGGTCCTCCGTTGTAGAGCCACTCATCAAGTGAGAATGCCTCCCAGATTGGGTAGAGGTGTAGACCGATGGCATTGGAAGACGGGACGACTGCCCCGCTAATAATGTTGTTTCCGTAGAGCAGGGAGCCTGCGACTGGTTCTCTAATTCCATCAATGTCAACTGGTGGTGCGGCAATGAATGCCATGATAAATGCAGTGGTAGCAGTCAGTAGACAAGGAATCATGAGGACACCGAAGTGTCCAACATAGATCCTATTCTCAGTACTACTAACCCACTGAAGGTAACGGTCCCATAGATTGGACCGCTTCGGTAGTGCGATAGTAGCTGTCATTTAGTAGTTCGTTATTAGTAGATGCCAGGAATCAATTGTCCGGTAACTACGTAGCTACCGATAGCCGCCATGACTCCTAGCATTGCCAGGCGGCCATTGAGACGTTCTGCCTTTTCACTATGTGGTAGACTGCCTTCATCGATGTACATCTTAGGCTCCTTAGCAAAGACGTTAAAACGTCCTCCGTCTTCGGTGGTGGTGGTCATTTCTTTTTAGCTTTGAGTTTTGTTTTGTTTTGAGGTTGTGGCTTAGAGCCATACTTAGCAGTCCAACGCTTGGCTACCTCCGGCTCATTAGCGAAGAGGTAGCGGCGCTGCTTCTCAGACTTGAAAGGCATTAGCCTTGTACCTTATTAGGGTTGCGTGATTTGTCACCCTTGATAGGGATCTTTGCCTTAGCTGCAGCACTCCGAAAGGCAGCACTGCTAGCTTGTTTAGTAGGCTGAGGAGGCATAGGCTGTGACATCAGCGTCCCCGTGAAGTCTTACGTTGGGAGGAGGACTTGTTACCAGCGAACTTAGCTTTGCCAAGTGCTTTCTCCATACCCTCAGACTCATGACGGCGTGCTTTCATGGACTGGGACTTCTTGCCATTGCGTGCACCCAGGGAGTCATCGAGGCGTGCGTTGTAACCTTGCTTTTTCATGATAGATCAGAAGAAATATTTGAAGCCGACCTTAGTGCCGACGGAGAGTGGTTCTTTAAAGTTCATCTTATCCGAGGTAAGGGCAGAGATCTCACCATAACCGGAGAGCTTCTCAGTGACCTTGAACTTCAGACCAGACTTAGCGTGGAGCTCAGTGGTTTGATCACCACCATCAGGCAGAACAACAGCAGGTCCACCTTGCAGGTAGAACTTACTCTTGCCGAGCTTGGTCTCAAAACCGAGGTCATTATAAATGACACTCTTGCCATAGTCATAACCCTTGAAACTAGACTTAACTTCGGGGTTGTAGTAGACGGGACCAGCAATTGCAGGAGCAGCCATCAGGACTGCAGCAGGGAGGAGAGCAATAAATTTCATTATTCAATAAAAGTGTTAGAGATTTCAAGACGTTGCATAATGTCTGCACGGTAGGCAGGGTCATTGTCATAGCGTGGGTCAGACATAGCTGCCACAACCTCAGCTTGGGAGCGGAAAGGTACCACGCTGCCAACGTCCTGAGCAGCGCGTCCTGTGAGCATCCGTCCCTCGTAACCATTGTTCTCATTGTAGGTAGCCATCAGTCCTGCTACCATCAGTTGGATGGCAGGAGCATTAGCTGTATCTACAACAGCATCAAAGGCATCAATGTATTGCTCACTGATGTTCTGTGATGCCCAGCCGATGAGGTCAGCATACGCTTCCTCCCCACCGACAAAGTTCTGAATGTCACTGATGTCTCTCGGATCAAGATCAGGAAACTCAGTGGCACTCATATCCATACCGACTT